AGAGCGTGAGTTTCCTAATCGAGTAAAACAAGGAGTGCCTGTGTGACATGGAGTTGTCCTCCACTTAATTTATTTAACTGGAGCAATCATTGGAAATGGAAAATGAGAAAGATTATTCTCGATATAGAAACAAACAGTACGCATGACAAGATCTGGATGTGCGTTACAAGAGAAGTAGGAGGAGACGTAATAGTATGGAAGGAAGCAAACGAGTTACAAAAGTATTTGGACAGTTGCGATTTGATTATCATGCACAACGGAATATGCTTCGATGCCCCAGTACTGAAAAGGAACTGGAACATTACGATGAAGCAGAGCCAGATGTACGATACGCTCGTGCTAAGTCGCCTTCTAAATCCAAGTCTGGAGGGAGGACATAGTCTCGAAGCGTGGGGTACTCGCTTAGGTTTTCCTAAGGGAAACTTTAAAGACTGGGATGCTGGGTATTCCAAAGAGATGGAGGAGTACTGCGTTCAAGATACTTTAGTAACAGAGAAGTTGTACAACCATTTAACTGCTGAGTTAACACGATTAAAATTTGATGAGAGGAGTATTAAACTTGAGCACGATGTACAAGCGATCATTGCAACGCAAGAAGAAAACGGATTCAAGCTCGATGAAAAGAAAGCTGTCACTCTTTTATCAACGCTACAAGCTAAGCTGGTTCTTCTTGAAACTGAGCTTCAAAACATTTTTCCTGCCAAGACTATCGACAGAGTATCCGAAAAAACAGGAAAGCCTCTCAAGTCAAAAGTCGAAGTCTTCAACCCAGGCAGTAGGAAACAAATCGGAGAAAGGCTTATCGAGAAAGGCTGGAAGCCAGAGAAGTTCACAGAGAACGGTCAACCAATCGTCGACGAAGGGACGCTCGAAGGTTTAGAGTTTCCCGAAGCTAAGGCAATTGCTGAGTTCTTATTGTTGCAGAAACGAATTGCTCAGATTCAATCATGGTTAAAAGAACTTAAGCCTGATGGTAGAGTACATGGTAAAGTAATAACTAATGGTGCAGTGACTGGACGAATGACACACCACAGTCCTAACATGGCACAAGTACCTAGTTGTGGTAGCCTTTACGGAGAAGACTGTAGGGATCTTTGGATTGTAGAGAAAGGATATAAGTTAGTTGGTATCGATGCTGCAGGACTGGAGCTTAGGATGCTTGCTCACTATATGAAAGACGATGCGTATATTTATGAGGTCACACAAGGTGATATCCACACAGCAAACCAGAAAGCTGCTGGACTCGAAACACGTGCTCAAGCAAAGACGTTTATATATGCATTCCTCTATGGTGCAGGGGCTGCCAAGATCGGGAAAGTTGTTGGTGCTGGAGCGAAAGAAGGACAACGACTTATTGATTCTTTTCTGGAAAACACACCAGAACTACGAAGACTTAGGAAGGACGTGGATACAATCCGCAAGTCGTCGGGAACGCTACCAGGTCTTGATGGACGTAGACTACACGTTAGGTCTGACCATGCAGCACTCAACACTCTTCTCCAAGGTGCGGGTGCGATTGTCATGAAGCAAGCTTTGGTGATCTTAGATGGTCGCCTAAGTAAACTAGGTATCAATTATAAGTTCGTCGCTAATGTGCATGACGAATGGCAGATTGAAGTAGAAGAACCATACGCAGATATGGTAGGTAAGTTAGGAGTACAAGCTATAGAAGAAGCAGGTCGTGTATTGAAGATGCGATGCCCTCTCACTGGCGAGTACAGAGTTGGAAATTCATGGAAGGAAACACACTGATGGAAGAAATTAAACGAGCAGTACTGTCTCTCCTAAGACAAGGGAACGAAGTAGGACACATTCGTATACTGCTACGAGAAGCTGAGAAGGAATTAGGAGAAGCTCAGGAATATTTACAGGCGATTAAAGAAGCGGACTTCGCACCATGAGTGTGATGCAGGAGTTGCCTGAAGGTGTAAACGATTTAGTAATACTTGCTGAGCAGGATGGATATTTAATGGTGTACACTAGACTCCCTAGTCCAGAAACATTGGAGCTACTAGAGCGTACCATTATGATCCTACAAAGCGAGGGCTTAGAAGAACACTTGACTAAGCACTAAAACTGTAGTATAATATTATATGTAGTTATTTATTAAGGAGAAATTAATGGATCAAGTTAAACCAGTACCAATCAAGGCAGATCTTTTTTGGGCTTCATTAAATGAGAAGAACAAGTACTCAGATAAGTACCAAGTAGATCTTTGCAACCTATCCAAGGATGCTATCAAGGCCTTGATGGACATGGGTATCAATGTAAAGAACGACTCAGCCAAACCAGATCAAGGCTTCTTCGTCACTGCTAAGAGCAAATTATATCCTATCCTCGCAGTGGATGATAAGGGTAGCCCAATCAATGTGAAGATTGCTAACGGTTCTAAAGGAGTTGCTCTGATCAAACCGTATTCGTATAATGTTGGTGGTAAGAAAGGTGTTGGAGTAGGTATCAGCAAGATCATCGTGAAAGACCTGATCGAGTATAAGCCTACTGGAGTTAACCTTGCAGACATCGAGGAAGAAGCTCTCTGATGCACTTTGCCCTGATTGATGGGGACATTCTAGTTTATCGCATTGGCTTTGCATCTGAGGAAGATGACCAGTCAATTGCGATGGCTAGGTGCGGTGAGTTTCTAGAGAACCTGATTCTCTTCAATGGCTTTGAAGACTACAAAGGATACTTAACAGGTGGCGGTAATTACAGGCACGATGTAGCAGTAACTGCTCCATATAAAGGTAATCGCAAATCAGCTAAACCTAAGCACTACGATATACTTCGACAATATATGCAGCAGAGCTGGGGCTTTGAGATGATTGAAGGACAAGAAGCAGATGACGCTATTGGTATTGCAGCGTATGCACTAGAGCCTGGTGAGTATTGTATATGTACGATTGACAAAGACTTGGATATGATAAGAGGAGATCACTTTAATTTTACTAAGGATCTACGGTACTTCATAACTGAGGAAGAAGGAATCAGGAATTTTTATAAACAGATTTTAACTGGTGATAGGGTAGACAATGTTGTTGGGATTAAAGGCATTGGAGCAGTTAAAGCAGAGAGAATACTTAAAGAATGCAAAGACGAAAACGAAATGTATCTTGCTGTCCTGGAAGCTTACAAAGGAGACGAAGCAAGGGTGCTGGAGAACGGACGGTTGCTGTGGATAAGAAGGCAGCCAAACGAGATCTGGACACCACCAAAGTTATCTACATCGAGTGGGTCGACGCAGTTGCAGACTCAGGATGGGAAGACGAAGTCAAAGCTGAAATCCACCTCTGCCACACAATTGGATTCCTGATTAGTGAAACAGCGGACGCTTTATGCGTAGCATCTACAGTGTCTAAGGAAGATAGTAACGCTAGGATGCATGTGCCTAAGGCATGGATTAAGAAACGAAAGGTAATTAAACTTGAAACCCCAGTCAGCAAAAGCAAAAGGAAGAAAGTTACAGCAGTGGGTGAGAGACCAGATACTCCAACGATTCCCCTCGCTGAGCACTGACGATGTCAGAAGCACAAGCATGGGAGCGAGTGGAGAAGATGTACAGCTTAGCTCACAAGCTCGTAGTCTTTTTCCTTTTCAGATTGAGTGCAAGAATCGTAAAGCTATTGCTGTCTTCAAAGATTATGAGCAAGCTCAGACGCACGGATTAGTCGAGCCCTTGGTAATCTTGAAGCAGAACAATAGTAAACCACTTGTACTTGTAGATGCTGAATACTTTTTTGATTTAGTAAGGGATAAAAATGGAACAAGACTTAAACAGAATTAATCGTTATGTCTTTGAGTTTATAGAAGGTGGAGAAGTGGACGCTAAGTATGGCTTTCCATTCAATAAAGAACTTCGACATGAATTTCAGATCCCAGCAACACAGTCTTGGGATTATGTAGTGCGAGAGTTCTTAAGCTTTTTATCGAACATCTATGGATATGATATTAAAATAGAAGGATACAATGACGACCCACTTGATAATACCAGACTGTCAGATCAAACCTGGTCATGACTATACTTACCTAAGATCGATTGGAAACTATATTGTTAAGAAGCGTCCTGATGTTATTATTAATATTGGCGACTTTGCGGACATGCCTTCACTATCAAGCTACGATAAAGGAAAGAAATCGTTTGAAGGACGACGGTATAAGCATGATGTCGCTGCTGTCCACCAAGCAATGGACATCTTATTAAAACCACTGCGTGACTTGCAAGCAAGACAGCGTAGGAATAAAGATAAGGTGTACAAACCTAGGATGGTATTAACAATTGGTAATCACGAGCATCGTATTAATCGTGCAGTTGAAAACGATTCGATGTTAGATGGTACAATATCTATTGAGGACTTAAAATATGCTGAAGCTGGTTGGGAAGTTATTCCGTTTGAGCAGCCTATCATTATTGATGGTGTTCTATATTCCCATTATGTTACTGCAGGAGCTCTTAATCGTCCTGTCGGTTCAGCAGCAGCGATTATCTCCAAGAAACATCAGTCGTGTGTGGTGGGGCATCAACAAGGTAGACAAGTTGCTTACGCTACTAGAGCAGATGGGAAGACGCTTACAGCGATAATTGCAGGGAGTTGTTATGAACATGACGAAGACTATCTTGGAGCACAAGGTAATAACTATTGGCGAGGTATTGTGGTCTTACATGAAGTTCGTGATGGTTGCTTCGATGAGATGTTTGTTTCCTTAGACTTTTTAAAGAAGAGATACTTATGAACAATCCAGTTGCAATGCCTCCACCCTACGGATACGTAGAATGTGAAGGTGAGATAACCTTAGAAGAATACTTTCGTAGGTTACAGATAGAAGAACCAGAGTTAGATTCCTACATTCCTGAGTTAGATAAGCCACGAGACAAACAAGTCGGTGGTAAACACTATCATAAGGGTAATGGGATTCAGCCTTGGGATATTATCGAAGCCTGGGAGCTTGACTTCTGGGAGGGAAATGTGGTAAAATATATACTGCGTTGGAAACACAAAGACGGAGTACAAGACTTAGAGAAAGCGAGGCATTATCTTGACTACATCATTAACAAAGCTACTACTACAAGGAACTGAAGGCATGAAGAAACCATCAAAGACAGTTAAGTTTAATAAGTTTTATCCAGAAGACAATAGCTTTATCAATGTCTCTGGTAGCTTTACTGAGAAGGACGACTGGCAAGTAAACCTTACCATCCAAGCAGATACGAAGAATGTAGTCGACTTCTGGATCAGTGATTGGAATCACAAGGATGCAGTTACTCAGTTGAAAGCAATTCAGGAAGCTGCTCAGAAAACCATTGACTTCGTTACTACATGCTTGGCACAACCTGCTAAGGCTGCTACGATTAACGCTGCTAAGCGAGCGAAGAAAAAGTAACATGAACCGTACTCTTACACTGCCAGAGTTAAAAGAACGGTTGAAGAGTTTAGATGAGGTACTACTTCTGGAGCTACTCGACATAGCTTCAGAAGACTTAGTAGAAACCTTTAGCGACAATATCGAAAACAATTATAATAGACTTCTAAAAGAAGTAGATTGGGAAGAAACTGAATGACAGAATTTAACACACCGTTTAGTACCGTAGGCTATATAACATACAAAAGGACATACGCTCGTCGCTTGAACGAAGCAGATCCTGGTAGTCCTACAGAAGAGTTTGAAGACACAGTAAATCGTGTCGTAGCAGCATCAAACAATCAGTTGAACTGTAACTTTACAGACGCTGAGAAGAAACGCTTGAAGAAGTACTTGATGGAATTGAAAGGCACTGTAGCTGGACGATTCCTATGGCAGATGGGAACTGAAACTGTGGGTCGTTTAGGTCTTGCTAGTCTACAAAACTGTGCATTTACTGTCGTAGATCAACCAGTGCGTCCGTTCACATGGGCAATGGATCTGTTGATGCTAGGCTCAGGAGTAGGCTATAACATTCAGCGTGAGCACGTGTCTAAGCTTCCTCCAGTTAACGAAAGCTTTAAGACTCCTACACGATTAGATACGAATGATGCAGATTTTATCGTGCCAGACTCTCGTGAAGGATGGGTTAAGCTACTCGGTAAAACACTAAAGGCAGCCTTCTTAGCTAACACTGCTACGACCTTTACTTATTCAACGAAGCTAGTTCGTGGTAAGGGTTCTCCTATTAAAGGCTTTGGTGGTACTGCTTCGGGTGCTGAAGATTTATGTTGGGGTATTGAGAAGATCGGAGAGATCCTAGAGAAGCGAGCTGGTCGTCAGTTACGCTCTATCGATTGCCTCGACATCATGAACATTATCGGTGCAATTGTAGTAGCAGGTAATGTAAGACGCTCTGCTCAGATTGCTATTGGTGATCCTGATGATGTTGAATACTTGCTGGCTAAACGGTGGGACATGGGTAACATTCCTTCGTGGAGAGCTATGTCTAATAACAGCGTGGTATGTAATGACTTCAAAGATCTCCATGAGTATTTCTGGGATGGGTATGAAGGCAAGGGCGAGCCTTATGGTTTAATTAACTTGAAGCTCAGCAGGAAGATTGGACGACTGGGAGAGACTCAGTATCCTGATCCTAAAGTGATGGGTTACAATCCTTGTGCTGAGCAGTCCTTAGCTCCGTATGAGACTTGTTGTTTGGCTGAGATATATCTGCCTAATGTGTCGAGTAAGTCTGAGTTCATCGACATCTGTAAGCTTCTGTATCGTATCAACAAACATAGTCTAGCTCTACCCTGCCATCTCGAAGAGACTGCAGATATTGTACATAGTAATATGCGGATGGGCATTGGAGTCACTGGTGTCTTGCAAGCAAGTGATGACCAACGTAGCTGGTTGTCGGAAGCTTATACAGAATTACGAGCTTTCGATAAGGAGTACAGTGCTAAGCATGGCTTCCCAGAGTCAGTAAAACTTACCACTGTTAAACCTTCAGGTACATTGTCGTTACTTCCAGGTGTAACTTCTGGTTGCCATCCTGCGTATTCTCGGTACATGATTCGTAGGATTCGTATTGCAGCAGACCACGCT